ATGAGTCAGACACGGGCAGAGCAGGGCGTGTGAGTGTCTATTTAAGATATACAGCTGTGACCGACCTGTGCTGAAGGACTGCTCTCCCGATGCACAGGTCATTTTTTTATTTATGGCAAAGAAGAGAAAACTTCGGTTAGATGATGATATGGACTACTTTGATAGTCAATATTTGGATTATCAAGATAAAAAGAGAAAACAAGCAGAGATGGAACGGAAAGCAAAGAGGAGGGATAATATCAAATTTTGGATGGAAGTGGTGACTTTCGTTATTATGATTTTCACTATCCTATATTCTTATTTAGAGACTATCTTAGGACGAGTATGGCGATGGCTCCTATCACTATGGACTGAATGATGGTTACGATCAATATAAGATTGATGCTCCTGCCATGTCTGAGTTGTCCTTTGTTGACGATGTCTATTCGCTCATTGGTTATATCAATGAGCATTGAAATCTTTTTCAGATAAGAGTTTTCTTCCATACCTTATTATATTAATGAATTCACCTGCAAAATTAACCTTTTCCCACCAAAAACACAACTTTTTCCCAAAAATATTTGCCAGTTCCAAATATTCTCCTTATCTTTGCCAACGCTAATAAGACGATAGTAAACTATCCGGCAAGGCGACCGTTATCGCCTATGGCTTCCAGCCGCAGGCTTTTTTTATGCCTCGGGAATTCATTTCCCTAACTGGAGAAAAATATTTTCCCAACTGGGGAAAAGGAAAACTCTATATGGCGGCTGCATGAACCGTAAGATTTGATTTGTCCTTCCGGATAAGCCATCGTCTTATTAGCAACGGGGAATGCAGCCGCCACCCTTTTGTACAATCGGCTGTTTATGCTAATAAGACGATGCAATATGCAGAATTCTATTTTGATTCAGGATGCGATACAGGCCAAGCCTGCAGGCATCCCAGTGAACGAGGGACTACGATCCCTCAAGTGTGCAACCAAGCGCGAGCTCAAGCGACTCAGCAAGACCAAGAGCGAGACCTTCAGCATCCTCTGCGATGAGGAGGTGACCTATGGCGAGGTGGCTATAGCCATGCTCGGTATCGTGGCGCTCATGGCCATCGTGGCAGTCAGCGGATACTTTTTCGGAGGGGAGGTGATGTAGCTATGGATAAGAAAGAAATATCAGAGATGGTAGCGAAACGCCTGAAAGAATATCAGATATTCTATCCCGACACCACGTTGACGATGGTCGGTACCGAGCATGGCGAATCCATCTCCTACAAGGAAGGTCTTGAACTGAGCAAGCGAATATGCCACATGACGCATAGCGGGCTGCTTCTGTACTGGATATTCGACAACACGATGTATATCTACAAGTCGAAGGAGTTCCTGAAGGTGGCAGATGGCTTCAAGAAGGGAGCCAAGGTGAGATTCCACGACCCCCGCACGCCCGGTGTATGCCACGAGAGCGTAATGCTGGCAGACGGAATGCGCTATGATGGTGGCATCCCCTTTATCTGGACTGAGGATAGCGATGCCGATTGCTTCGAGGAGTGCAACACCTTCGCCCTATACTGGCGCCCGGTAGAGGAAGACAAGAAATAATATATCACACAAAAAGAATTTAGTAAAATGACGAAAGACGAGCTTGTTAATCGACTCCTGAAGCGTGAACCTCTGTTGGCTAATGCTGTCAGTAATATGGTGGACTACATTTCCGACCATTATCCTGCTGCATACCCAAACCATGAACAGACGGAAGCCGTCAATGCCTATCTACATTCGGTTTTTGCAGATGGTGATGGAACAATGTCGGAGCGTAATTGTGAGCATCGCAGAATAGCATCACAGATAATAACCAACAATGCCATACGAGTGCTTGATAGTTCACAACTTGACCGACTGCAACGTGTGCTTGACCATATCGCATACGACAGGGAGTATTATATGTGAGCAAGTGCTTTCGTTATATATCACATTAAAATTTAGCAAAAGATGAAAGACAATAATTCAAACAACATAGGGTTGCAGACCGACAACCCCATCACCGAGAAGTTTCATGAGCTTCTTGCTGCCAACACGAAAAAACTGAATGATCTTCGCTTAGAATACGCTCAGCGAATGGCCAAAGCACAGGATAAATACGATAAAGCCATGGCTGGGTGGCTCTCACTGGAACATTTTGAAAAAAGAGAGCTCGATAAAGCAAGAAAAGCGTATGAGGAAGCCAAAGAGAAATTCGAGATTTATATTAGCGCTCTGCAAAATGACCGTCACAATTCAGGACGCATATACGCAGCAGCCAAGGCTTCAGCCAAGAACTACTGGGCCACTGAGAATGAGAAAATCCAGATCGAGCGCCACAACATCTTCGAGCGCTTTAGAGATTCGCGTGATGTGTTTACGGATGATGAAGCAGTCAAAGGACTCCTGCACCCAGGTTGGACAAAAGAAGACAAGAAAGGAGGCGACGATGGCGAAGAATAAACAACATGATATTTCTTCTCTCGACTCAAGACGCAGACGCATTCATCTGCGTCTTGTGGACAGATACTGGCAGCTTGACCTCGATTTCGTTGAACTGTGGGGGCTCAAGGAGCGGGCTGTGATAGAGTTGAAGCTTTGCCGTCGCGAAAGAGTGAGAGACACGCAGAGAGACATCGTGCAGCGCTTGGAGCGAGAGCTGGCCCACATCTCACGTCAGCGGGACAAATATGGCCGTTGGGCATCATGCATCTATTACTGGATGCAGATTCACGACCTTGCAGCAGAGAGAGTGGCGCTGCGTCATCAATGTGATGAGGCAGCAGAAGAGTTACAAACCATTAATTTCGTATAATTATGCCAAAGACAAATAATTCACAATCAAGAATAATGCTTGATGCTTATTTCAAATTCCGTTCATCACTCCCTGCCAAGGACGAGGATGGGCGACCATACAAGAAGTCTTTCAAGACGACAGAGGAGATAGCCGCAGACTTGGCTACCATGGTAGTCATCGACTTCTCCGATATTGTCACATATATGCGAGAGCATGAATATGTGGTCGCCACGCAGCCAGATGGCACGATAGCATGGGCTATCTGGGAAAAAATAGTGGACATTTGATGATTTTCCCATAATAATAGTTGTTTTCTTTGATTTTTTTGCTACTTTTGTGGCAACTTAAAATTTTTGAATGATGAGCGGAGAGTGGCGCGTGAGCGTCGCTCTCCGTATTTTTATGTCCATACCCTCCATATTATCTTTGCAAATAAAAAAGATAATATGACCATCAAATCAGCTCCGTCGGGCACATGTTTCCTTTATAACATCCGTGACCTCGACATCCTCACATCCATGAGCCGTGTGCTCGTCACTATCCAAATAGGCGATTCCACCGTCTATGATGAGTTTCTCTATCCTGCCGATGGAGAGATACAGCTGTCGGACCTCGCAGACATCTATCGGCCTTATGCCAGACTGCAGCTCATCGTTGACTCTGTCATCACCATCACGGAGCAGAAAGTCTCTACAGGTGTAGAGACCGATGAGGTGACGCAGAGCGACAAGAAGACTGTCAATCTCCGTGTCCTCTATGCCACCGTGGATATTCCAGATATCGACTGCCAGGAGTTCACGGACACGCATTTCCTCACCCTGCTGCAGGATGCCAAGACAACCTCACTTGGCAGACTGGAATATCTGCATTATCTCGGCACCGACACAGCCTCCGTCACGGCATACTTCACTGACGGCACCAAGCAGCTCTTCACAGCAGAGGTGGTGGGTGGCAATGCCAAATACACCACCATCGACGTCTCACCTTCCAAGTTCTCGGTCAGAGACAAGGTGCTGTCATACTTTGATGTCAAGGCCGGGGAGCGCCTTCAGACGTTCATCATCGACCATGATCAGCCCGACTGCGCTCCGATACTCCTCTTCACCAACTCCTTCGGGTGCCAGGAACTCATTTACTGCACGGGCAAGCATGAGGTGGCTCCTGAATACACCCGTGACTCAGCAGTCATCGGAGGCAAGAACATCAACTACCGCATCACAGAGAAGCGCATCTTCAAGGCTGACACAGGACCGCTGACAACAGCCATGGCCAACTGGGCTGACGACCTCTTCCGTTCCGATGAGGTCTATATCGTCAATATCTATGGTGGAGAGGCTGCCGTCGGCAAGCAGGTCACCATTTCCGACTCCAAGAGCGACAATGACAACCTGCTCGAGACCATTCCTCGCTTCACCTTCAGCTATGCTTACTCGCAGCGCCAGCACAATGTCCTGGACATGCACCGTGCTGGCCGCATATTCGACAACACATTCGACAACACATTCAACTGATGAAGAGAGCAGCTTTCCATATCAATGAGGTTCTGAAGATGATGGACAAGGCCAAGGACGACCATGCTACCATCAGGCTTCGGGCATGGACCACCGACGGCAGAACCGTCAATTATGACGGATGGCTCGTGTCTGGTGGCAGCTGGCGTGGAGGCTTCCACCGCCTCATGCATCCAGCCACAGGCGAGGTGCATACTCTGCCCGACGTTTTTATTTATGAATTTTTAGGTTTACCAGTATATCTATGAGCAAACAGAAATATTCCATGCAGCAGGTCGGAATGCTTGGTGACAGTGAGCGATATATGCTCATGCCGACCACTGCGGTTGGAGGTTCTATCACCAACCAGGCTGCTATCGAGCAGCAGTATGGCACAGACACCCATTTCCTCGGATCTGGCGAGGTGGGTGATGCCGTCTATTCGCCTATCACCGTCAATGGGCGAGACTATGAGTATATCAACTATGGCGATGACAATGACATGCCTTATGAGCTGCAGCGACTGCTGCGCATGAATATGATTGCGCAGCGGGCCCAGGCATTCAACGTGCAATGCTGTTATGGCCAGGGGGTACGTTTCGTTGATCGTGCGACAGGCAAGGACACCGATGATGCTGAGATACGTGACTTCTGTCTGCGCAACAGCGTGCATGAGATATTCATGGAGCAGGCCACAGACATGAAGTTCTTCTTCTGGAACGTCACCGTCATCATCCTCTCACGTGACCACTCCAGGATACTGCAGATGCGGCACAAGGATGTGTCATACTGCCGTTTCGAGCGCCCCAACGAGAAGACAGGTCTCATCAATCACATCTTCTATGGCGACTTCCGCAAGGCGATGTCACCCATCAAGGCAGAGGCCATCCCGCTGCTTGATATCAACGACCCACTGGGCGACCTCTTGGCACGCATGGGCAAGGGACCAGACATCTATACAGGCGAGAGACATCCTGCACCTAAGCTCGGCCATGACTGCAAGTTCGCCATCGTGTCGCGCATTCCTACTCCTGGTTATCAGTATTATCCGATACCTTACTATGCCGCCATGTTCGACGATGCGTGGTACGACATCTATCGACTCATCGGCATTGGCAAGCGCTACATGATCAAGAACACCTCTGCACCTCGCATTCAGATAGAGATACACAAGGACTACTGGATGAACCTCTGCAACGAGGAGGGCATCATCGAACCTCAGAAGCGCAAGCAGCGCATCGATGAGGAGAAGCAGTCCATCATCGACTTCGTGTGCGGCACGGAGAATGCAGGCAAGGCTCTCATCACAGGATATTACTTCGACCCGAACGGCAAGGAGCAGCGCATGGTGCGCATCATCAACCTCAACGAGAGTGGAAAGAAGGAGGGTGGCGACTGGGCTGACGACATGTCGGAGGCTTCCAATGCGCTCTGTTTCTCACTTGGCGTGCATCCCAACTTGGTGGGTGCAACACCGGGCAAAAGCCAGATGAACAACTCGGGTTCCGACAAGCGCGAGCTCTTCATCCTGAAGCAGTCGCTCGAGAAGCCTTGTCACGACATCATGGTCAAGCCATACCATGTCATCTTACATTACAACGGATGGAGCGAGCGTGGCATCACCGTCGACGTGCCTATGATAGAGCTGACAACACTCGATAAGAATAAGGACATGCAACAATCATCAGTTAAAAATAACGGCAATAACAATGAAGATTGAAATCAACAAACAGGATTTTGACGATGCCATCTTGGTGGCAACGTCATCCAATCCGGAGGTCTTCAATTTGGTGAGACCTCATTTCTCGACTACATATAACCGCATCAAGCGTTTTTGTCTCGGTGATATAGGTGCTGAATTCTTCGATGAAAACGAGGATTTTCAGCCATTACTCAAGAGATGGGTCTGTCTTGAGACATTTATTACGGTGGTCCGCCACCTTGATCTTGTGCTCACTCCTACAGGTTTCGGTGTTGTGAGCAATGGTGAGGTCTCTCCAGCTTCGACCGTGAGAGTGGAAAATCTCATCGAGCAGGTGAAGCAGGCCAAGTTGGCAGCTGAAGAAGAGGTTGTGTTCGTACTCGTTGAGAATACCGAGGGCTGGGGATTAACCATGCAGGCAAAGCTCTGCATCCCATGCCTTGTATGGGGGTACAATGACTACATGCAAGAAGCCTCACTCACCAAGCTCAACTCAGCAGACTGGGATACTGCCCGCCAGAACATGCGTCTTGCTGATGAGATCCTGCGTCGTCGCTTCTCTAACGAGCAGATGGACGCTCTCCTCGATAAATACCGCAGAGGCGAGTCTTGGACAGAACCGGAGCAGAAAGCGGTCTGTCTGATTCGCAAATATCTCGTTGACTACAGCAATCCGAGCTGTTTCAAACCAAATGACATGAAGCAGACGCTTGACAGGATTCAGATGGTTCTTGACGGAGATGCAGAGACATTCGCACTCTATCAGCAATCAGCAGAGTATGAAAGCAATCATTTCAAGCCTTATGAAAACAAAAAATCAGCACCTGCCTTCCTATTCAATGCATGACGGGCAGATCAATCTTAACATCACAGCGCCAAAGTCATGGCGTGAGTTGTCGCAGGATGAGCTTCGCTATACGCTTTTCCTGCTGACCAGATTTCAGGAGCCATTGACGGTCAAGACATACCTGTTCTGCAGACTGGCTGGCATTGAGATCATCAAGCATACCCGCACAGGATGGAAGTGTTCTGTTCTGTGCCGGGTGGATGGCAAGTCAAGACCAAAGCGCAAAGTGATCTATCTTGAGACAGAGATAGTCCTGTCTTTGCTCTCACAATTCGATTTTATCGATGGATTCGATAATTTTCAGCCGTTGCAGGCCATATCTGGCTTAAAAGCCGTCACTTCCATCCGAAAGATAACATTCCAGGATTACCTCTTTTCTGAGAAATATTATCAGCTGTACCTCATGCATAAGGAGGACAAGTTCCTTCAGCAGTTAGGATATCTTCTGTACAGGGATGAGGATGGCAAGCGTGATGACTCAGTGAATTTCACCGCAGAGGAGTTACTCGGAACTTTTTTATGGTACTCAGATTTCAAGCAAGTGGCTGCAGCCAATTTCCCTCACTTCTTCAAAAATACGAAGGAGGGCGAAGAGCCGACCATGGAGGATATCACCATGGGCATACGTGCGCAGGTCAGAGCACTCACCGATGGCGACATCACCAAGCAGCAGGCAGTCTTTGAGACCGACTGTTGGGCAGCACTGACAGAGTTGGACGAGAAGGCTCGGGAGGCTGAGGAATACAATGAGAAAATGAAAAGCTTATGACAGACAAACAGTTCGATGCAATCGCATATTTCAAGCAGTTGACAGAGGAGAACAACACTTGCCGTCTGCATAATTTTGTCGCTACGACATGCAGCGGGCCAGACACCGTGCAGGGAGTGCTGCAGCAGTTCCGCACAGCATCCAACTTCGTGATGGTCTCTGATACCGTTGACTCCAATACCCACTCTGTGGGCGATGGCTTCTTCGACCGCAACGTGTTCACGGTCTGGATTCTCGCTTCATACAAGCGTGATGACATGGCAGACCGGGAGGAGAAACTGAATATCTGCAGATATATCTTCCGGCAGTTCCTCAGTCGTCTCCTTCATGACAAGGAGTATCAGAAGTTCGGTGACCAGCTGGAGTACCTCAATCTTAATCAGGTTTATTCAACAGAATTAGGGCGATACTCGATGAACGGCTGCACTGGCCTGTACTTCATGCTGACATCAGACGAGCCTACCGACTTACAATATGATGAGAGCTTATGGCAGAAGTAATAGACGAACTCCTCAAATACGAGAAGGGATGGACGGAAAACATGGGCGACTATTGGCGCGAGCGCATGGAGCGCTTGCGCACAATAGATACTGGTGCGCTCTATGCGTCCATCAAGGGTCACCTTGAGCAAGGCACAGTGACCACCATCGAACATACGTTTTTGCAATATGGTATCTATGTGGCTGCAGGAGTTGGACCTGCACACGTCTGGAAAAAGTGGACAGAAGCGCAGGGTGGTGAGAAAATCTTGCGTGCCAATGATGGCGACCTTGACTTCCTCAACAAGCAGTATCGAGCAGAGAGGGAGTTGGATACTCCCAAAAAAGTGGGTCCTGCCTGGGGCGGTCGAGTGGCAGGCGGTGTGCCAAAAGGCAGACGTGACTGGTTCTCGGCTAAATACTATGCCTCTGTCATGAAGCTTAACGAGCATGAAGCAAGCTTCTATGGAGATGCATACAATGGACTCATAGCTTCTGCATTGACAGAGATATTCAAGGGCATAGGCGCAGCTCGCAACCTTTGAGTCATTATTATTATATACATCACATATTATCTTTGCATCAAAAATGGCAGATTTAGAAAAACAAAAAATTCAGCAAGATTTGGAGCAGATTCGCGACGAGCGTCGCAAGGCTGCCAACACTGCTGAGCGCATAGGCCAAGCGTTGCTTGAGTTGCTCCATTTCATAGAAGTGGAAGGAAAACGTTACCTCTCTCGAGAACATGATGACACGGCAGACGGGCTTATCACATTCAATAAAGGTCTTAACTGCTTAGGTGACATCTTGGCTACTGGCAAGGTAACGGTGCAGGATCTGGAAGTCTTGGGCAAGGCTTTGTTCCATGAACTCGAGATACGTAAGCTATCCTATGCAGGAGGAAATATATATCTATCGGGCGCAGGCAGTAAGATAGTGCACGTCGAAGAGCAACGCTCTGCATCGGGTGCTGTGACTGGCTGGAAGTGTTATCTCCTTGCCGATGATGGCAGTACGGCGACACAAAACCTATGGCGCGTGAAGGATCAGGCACGTTGCCAGAGCTTCAATATCCTCGAAGGGAAACACGAAGGTGTGAGCAATAAGAGCTACTGGCGACTGGTGAAAGAGGTGAGTACTCAGTCTGTTGCAGTCATGGCTAAAGACGGTACGGCGCTGTATGGTGGTAGACTGTTTGACTGGGTGACATTGTCGGCTACTGACTGCATGTCGGGCAGCGACACGCCAACAGCTGGTGACACCATCGTGCTCGATGGCGCCAGAGAGGATGCATCTCGACAAGGAGTCCTGATGCTTGAGAGTACAGGCAATGGTACACCTCGCATAGTAGGACTGCGAGGCGTAAACTCATATACCCACGAGGGCAAGGAGGTATTCGTGTTTTCGCCAGACGGTTCTAAGATAGTCAGTTCCTCTATCGAGTGGATATCTCCGAGCGGTGATGCTATGCATATGGTGAACTACAGAGGCGAGTGGCAGAAGGGCGTGAGCTACGGCTATTATGACCAGGTAAGCCACGGCAACGGCGTGTGGCTGTGTACCAACGCCGAGGGCAGCACGAGTGAGCCTATGGCCGGAAACGCAGACTGGCAGCTTGTGATGAGTGCACAGAAGGGCGAGAAGGGCGAGGACGGCGTGGCTTATCAGATAATGATAACGAGCGATACGGGCACGGTGATGATTAACGGTTCGGGCGAAATGACGCTGAAGGCAACGCTGCTACGCAATGGCGAGGACATAAGCGACACCGTGGGCAACAGCTCATGGTCGTGGTGGCGACAATCGGCTGATGCCGAAGATGATGCTGTATGGAATAAGCTGCATGAGGGGATTGGCCGGAACTGTCTTATAACACGTGACGACGTAGACAGACAGGCACAATTCGGATGTAGTGTGTGCGTATCAGATACAAAGACTATTAATAGTAACATATAATAATATTAAAACAAACAAACGATTATGGCAAAAGTATTAGCTAATGGTCAGATTACTATCGTTGACCTCAATGACGGCAAGGCCGTTCAGTGTTTTACACAATGCTCTAAGGGCGAGACTCAGATTTACACCCCCGACACGGGTGTGTACACTCCGAACTACTCGTCGAGTGAACCAAACGTGATAACAGCCCGTGTATATGTGACGGGCAGTGCTACAGACCAGGCTCCGACCTCGGCTTGTACGGGATGGTCGTGGAAGTTGGATGGTGTGGCTGCCACTCCTGTGAGCGGCAAGTCGTATCAGCTTAACCTCGCCAGCAACATCGACAAGAACGGCAGCGTGAAGAACATCGAGTGGTCGTGCAAATACACAGACCCGGAGACAAAGGCTACGACTACGTGTATCGGCTACAAGACCATTTCACTGGCCAAGAGTGGCGGTGCGCTTCAGACGGTGCAGATTGAGACCCCCGACGGCAATACGTTCGACTCGACCAACAACAGCAAGAAGCTGCGTGCTATAGCCAAGTTCTTCCGTGGCAACGTGCAGGACACCACCATGACATCAATGACTTGGGAGGTGCTGAATATCAGTGCAGGAACATGGGACGCCGTGGCTTCGGGCAACGTGAGCACTTCGGGCGGCGTGAGCACTCTGAATGTGAGCGCCAACGACGTGCTTAACTTCCAGACTTTCCGCTGTACGGTGAAGGACGGTGCTGATACCGCCAGCGCTATCATCACGTTCTTCGATGCGAGCGACCCGTACGTGGTGGAGGTGTATTCGCTGACCGGCGACAAGATAGTGAACGGTGCGCAGTCGACGGAGCTTTACGCCCGACTCTGGAAAGACGGCAAGGTAGTGGAGGATGGTGCAGCGGTGAAGGCAGACAGCAACCATGCCTCGAACTACATCTACAAATGGACGAAGTACAATGCCAGCGGTGTAGCCACGAACTGGAACGGTACATCAAGTGCGGTGAATGCTTCGAACAAGCCTTACGTCACGGTGGCCAACGCTGACGTGGCAGTGAGAGGCACGTTTACTTGTGAGGTGTCTAAATAAGGGCACCTCACCCTTATTTTTTATTAATTAAAAAAATGAAAGAGTATGGCAGTATTATTGGCGAGGGGCCAGATAACGATAGCGGCGATAAAGGATGGTAAGGACGGTGCGCAGGGCAAGCCTGGCAAGGATGGTATCACATGGACGCTTACACCCGACATTCTTACGTACGACACGGACGATAGCGGAAAGGCCATCAATGTAGGGACAGGCAAGGCAACAACGCTAAGAGTACTGAGAGGCAACGAGGAGCTGAAGAACTTCACGATAAAAGGCGTGAAGAACATGGTGAACTGCGTCGCATCGAGACTGAACAACACCAGCAGTTTCTACATATCCGCTATCACGGTGCAGAAAGTAACCCTCGGTACTGACACGATGGATGTATCTTGCACCAACGGCTCGTTTGACGTAGAGTTTGCTGTAGACGGTGTGACCTACACAGCCACAGCCAAGTTTGCTGTGAACGTTTCGGCTTTTACAGGCAGGATGACACTTAACAACAAGCAGTACGAATCTAAGTTTACAGAGATTTCGAACAAATTTAATAAAGATTTAGCGGACGCAGAATCAAGAATTACGCAGGCGGCAAGAGAAATCTCACTCTCGGTGAGTGAAAAGTCTATTGGAAGAAGAAACATTCTCGTGGGGAGCGCATTCAACAGACAGGAAGGCTTTGGCTTAAACCGTGACGCAAATATTCGAGGCTATGGTATTCTGATGAACGACGGCGTGGATGGCATGAATTGTATTAAGGTTGCGTCATATTACGACACAAACAGATACCAGTATTGTGGTGCGTTCTGGGGTGGCAGCTATACGAAGAATATTAGAATTAAACACGGGACTCAGTACACATTCTCATGCTGGGTGAAAGTTGACGAAGCTGACACGATTGTTTTTCTTGAGGTGATTTATAATAGAGCCGAGATTGGGCAGGATAGAGACGGAAGACCTACAGGAGCTTTTGCCTTCGCTATCAAGGAGCCTAATAAGTGGCAGCTGGTCAAATGGTCGTTCACGACTGATGATACTCATAACTGGATAGAAGCAAATGTCTTTACGTGCTCAGGTGTCGCTTATAAAACTTCTGTGGCAAGATTCTGTAAGCCTATGCTTGAAGAGGGCGATTATAACGGCTGGACTCTTTCACAGGAGGACTATGACTATGTGGGAGGAAACCTTTTGGAGGACACGATGGCACTGACCAGATCGTCTGACAACAGCAATCTCCAGTTTGCCAGCGGACTGATTATGTTTAGTAAATACGAAGGCTGCTACGGTATATTGTACAACAAAAACAACTCGGCAGAGTCTCAGCACACAGAAGCCTTGCAATATAAATTTCCAACAACAGCTACCCTTTCTGGGCAAGCGCGAATAGTAAAGAATCAGGACTATGTGTTCTCCTTCGTTGCCAAGGGCAGCGGGAACATCAACGTTTTTCTCTATGGAGACAGCGTTCATGCAAACGTATTTACAGAAACCTGCGAAGGAAACGTATATCCGGTCGGCTTGGCTAACGGATACACACAGCTCGCACTCACCTCGACCTATAAGCGGTACTGGGTGCATTGGCGAATAAATGACTATACCGGCGAGGGAGCAGAGGTAATTCCAGACAAGGTGCTGATACGTGTTCCAGGCGATACTGAGGCTTGGGTGACAAAGCCGAAGCTGGAGGAAGGTGCGCAGCTCACTGATTATACAGAGCGGAAGACCGACCTCATCGACAGAGCCACAGCCAAGGCGGCAGGCATTGAGATTACATCGAAAGGAGTAACCCTGTATGGCGAGAAAATCAAGGTGGAGAACACGCTCTCTACTGGTCAGACTACGACAGCCGCTCTCTTTAAAGACGGAGCCATCAATGCGGCTCTGATACTGGCGCAGATGCTTACATCGCAAGGACACAACGGACAGATGGTAAGGATAGCCGATGGCCTTATCAATATCTACGGCAAGGCAGGAACTGCAAATATCCGCTTCGGTCTGAACAGTTCGGGACAGGCCGTGCTGTCGTACTACGACGACAACGGAAACTTTCTCTACGACCTCGGTCCTGCTGGTATCGCCTCGCTCAGCAAGACCGACGCGAAGATAACTTCTGCGCAATATATCAAAGCAGAGGACGCAGGACTGACGACACCGCTCGGAGAGAGTGTAGACCTACCGTGGGTTGACACAACGAAGTCGTGGTACACGGCAACGAAGGACAACAACTACATTCTTTTCGTTAAGGGTGCGACGGGTAAAACGACAACCCTGTATCGTTACTCAGCGCCAAGAGTGAACGGAAAGATAGTAGCCGACTCGGCCAACGGATTGGGTACCTACGACCTTGCGAGTGCAGCCGACGGAAGGACGTTTACGAGCCGCACAATGGTGAAGAATGGTGCGCTGACAAATCTTGCGGATGGCGTGTTCCTTACTGGGGATGCTAAAGTCTACGACAACACAAAGCTGGTGCCTGCCATAAAGAAGGGACAGTTCGTGACAAGGCCATCCTTCTATGTACAGATAGCTTCCTTTAACGCAAGGTTCACGACACTCGGATTGTTCGGAAAAATCTATTCAATACAGACAGAAACCACTTTCGGTAATCTTGACTTAGGAATAATGAGCAACAATAATTACTAAACGAATATGATAACATATAAGGAATTGTATGCTACGCCTTTGGAAACGAAGGTTGCGACATGGAAAAATAATGAGGTGCGTCTTGCTGTGAACGAACGCAAGACAGAAGACGGTGAGTATCTGTACGACTGCGTGCTGCTCGGGATGAATACCGATGAGGTGCCCACAGAAGAACAGCTGACAGAGGCTCTGAGAAACAAGTGCATCGAGCAGATAACGGAGTACGATAAGAGCGCAGAGGTGAATACGTTTTATCTCAACGACGAGGCTCACTGGCTCGACTTCGAGACAAGAGACAGAGTGTATCAGGGCAACGAGCGACTTATGCGAATGGGGAGAACGGAAACGACCCTGTGGCTCGACGGCGAGTGTTATACCCTGCCTATTGAAACAGCTCAAGACCTTATCAGCAAGATAGAAGTCTACGCCAAAGACTGCTACAATGTTACGCAGACCCATCTTGACAAGGTTGCGGAGCTACAGACGATAGACGCATTGATAGCCTATGATATTACGGCAGGTTATCCCGAAAAAGTACGATTAACAATTTAATTTTATAACTATATGAAGAAAATCGTTAAAGGTAATGACTTCACACTAAAGATACCAGTGAAGTTCAAGCGCATACCTCTTGCGTTTGAGATAGTTTAACACAACTAAAATGAAAAGACTATGTATATACTGAGTGTTATTTTGTTTCTTCTCTTGGGAGGGTTTCTGCTTCTCGCAGCAATGCGCTTCGGCGTCCCTTCGATGGTAAGCGATGTATATTATCAGCTGCAGAACTGCACTGGTAGTGAGGTGATTGGTGATAAACGTAAGCGAAACTATGGATGGGTATTTACCGCTGTAATGGTTACGTGTGCGGTACTGATGATGGTGTGTATACTCGACACAGGTAAGGGCGTTCAATGTCTCGCCTTTATAGGGTGTGTGGGGTTAATGTTTGTAGGCTTCGCTCCTAATTACCTTGATAAAGATGATCACCCTATTCATAAGGTGGGCGCACTTGTGGCTGCGACAGGGTGTGTGGGCTGGTGTCTGTCGGCATGCTGGGTGCCAACGGCGATTCTTGCATTTATCTATCTGTTGCTTATTAATAATGCAGACGATGATGGTGAGTGTAAGCCTGTCTTATACATGGCAGAGGTGGCAGGATTCTTGGACGTGTTTTTGACTTACTGGGTAATAATCTGCGTTTGATGTACTCTAATGACATTGATTGGAGCAAATATCAATAGCTTATAGCTTTAGCGAAAAATTATAACCATATCTTGACGGCTTAATCGGTTTTATACTGATTGAGCCGTATTTTTATGTCCATACACTACATATTATCTTTGCAAATAAAAAAAGATAATATTATGCAGCAGCAAACTAAAGAAAGAATTCAATATGGCAGCGCCATGGTAGTCCTGGCATTTGCCATTGCACTGGTCTATATCAGCTACTTCGTCTCAAAGGACGTGACTGATAATGTCCTCTGGTATTTCGGGCAGAGCCTCATGTATGTGGCGTCCATTTTTGGCGTATCAATCGCAATGGATGTCAAATTCGATAAAATCAAAAAAATAATAAATCACAATAAAGATGAAAAGGAAGATTAAGTACATTTTCGTTCATTGCACTGCAAGCCGACAGACGTGGTCTGTCGATGCCTTGCTGAAGGAATTTTCCAACAAGGGATGGCATTATCCTGGTTATCATCATGTCGTGGAAGCTAATGGCAAGGTCACACAGCTCATGACAGAAGATCTACCATCCAACGGTGTCAAGGGATACAACCATGAGGCCATCAATGTGGCATATATGGGCGGCATCTCTCGCACAGGCAAGCCTATCGATAACCGCACGCCAGAGCAGAAGGCTTCGCTCCGCAAGCTCCTTGCTGAGTTGAAGCAGCGATATCCAGATGCGAAGATTCTTGGACATCGTGATATATCACCTGACCTTAACCATAACGGCAAGGTGGACATCTGGGAGCGCATCAAGGAGTGTCCCTGCTTCGATGCTATACCAGAATATGCTGACATTAAATAAATGAGGAGATGACAGAGAAATTAGAAAAAAAACTGGCAGTTATTCTATTATTCCTGATGGTACTGCTGACGATATTCGCAAGTTTCCTAATCTTTGAAAGCCGTCAGAAGAAAGCGAATGAAGCTTTGAAAATGCAGCTTCACCAGCTTCAGCTGAAGTATTCGCCCATGCAGCGTGACACCATACGAGACTCCATCAAACTCGTCACACAACAGGTGATGGTCATGGACAGAGGTGAATACAAACTGCTGGCAGCGGACAGGAAACTGCTCGAGGAGTTGAATTTGAAACTTCGGCAAGTTGTCTCTGATCAGAGAGTGTCCATGGTTACATCGGACACTGTGAAGACGAAAAGACTTAATTCTGTCTACTCATATAGTGACGCATGGCTTTCTCTGCGTCTTGATACAGCAGATTCTATCTTGACGTACAGAGCAAGAGACAGCCTTCAATGCATTGTTGCAAGGCAGTTTAAACATAAGTTTCTTTGGTGGAAGTGGGGAACAAAAGGTTATAATGTCAAGGTGCTGAACTTCAACCCACATTCTACATTATTATATAATAGCTATATACAAGTCAGCAAATAATGGCAAGACAGGAAGTATATACAACGATCGTCAAACTCAACTCTGAGGAGGCGAAAAACCGACTCAAGGAGTTGGAGGACAAAATCGCTCGTCTCAAGAAAGCAAAGCAGGATGCTTTCTCGACGGGCGATTCCCGTTTAGGCACATCTCTCGCTAAGGACCTGAAGGCTGCTGAGCGAGAGATGAAGCAATTCAAAAACTCAACAATGAGCGTTAAAGAGACGCTCGATAATCTCTCTGATGCCAGCCTTGGTCAGCTTGAAAAGGCTGCACGGCATCTGAAGGGGCAGATGAAGGCTGTCTCTGACCCTGCAGATTATGCTAAGTTAGAAGAGCAGCTCTCTAAAGTCAAAGACCAGATGCTGCACCTGAAGGGGGCTACCCAACAAGCAGAGGCAGAAGCGCAGCGCATGACTCAGACACTCAACAATCTGCAGCACGCCTCAATTGATGATCTCAACTTCACAAGAGCAAAAATTCGCTCTAAGATGAACTCCATAGATCCTTCGTCAGATTCTTATGCTCAGTCTGCGGCCAAGTTGAAGCTCGTTGATGCAGAGCTTGAGCGCATCAGACTATCTGAGCAGAAGGTGGTCACACTCATGCAGCAGTATGACAATGAGATAGACAAGGCTAATGTGGATATCAAGGAGACCAAGCGTCAGATGCAGCTCGTCGATAATACGTTATCGCATCTCAAGACTTCGTCAGTCCGTGACTTGGAATATTCCATGAAGGTTCTCAACCAGGAGATGAGAGGGCTTGACCGAGGGTCCGAAGCTTTCAGACAGATGCAATTGCAGGCCAAGCAGTTGAAAACAGAGTTGGAGGCTGTGCGTGCTGAGGGACAGGCTCAAAAGTCATGGATTAACAAGACTACAGACTGGTTCAACCGCATGCAGGGAGTCATACTGGGAGTCATCGCAGCCATATCTGGCTTGACATTCACTGTGAAAAGCTGCGTCGAGAAGTTTGCCTCTATGGATGAGGAGATGACCAATGTCCGCAAATATACAGGACAGACTGCAGATGAGGTGGAGCGCATGAACGAGGACTTCAAGAAGATGGAGACTCGAACAGCACGTGAGAAACTCAATCAGTTGGCTGGTGATGCAGGTCGATTGGGCATAACGGCTTCTTCGATGGTCGAGGAATTTGTCGATGGTGCAGATAAAATCAATGTAGCACTTGGTGATGACCTCGGTGACGATGCGGTTAAAGATATTGGCAAACTCGCCCTTATGTTTGGCGAAGATAAAACTAAAGGATTGAGAGGCGCCATGTTGGCCACAGGTTCTGCAGTCAACGAGCTGGCGCAGAATTCTTCTGCCTCTGCAGGATATCTCGTTGACTTCACCGCCCGTGTGGCTGGTGTCGGCAAACAGGCTGGCTTCACACAGGCGCAGATCATGGGACTCGCATCAGTCCTCGACCAGAATATGCAGCAGGATGAGACCGCTGCAACTGCAGTTCAGAACCTTCTCGCAAAGATGTTCCAGGACTCGGCCAAGTTTGCCAAGATTGCAGGACTCAATGTCAAGGAGTTCTCAAAGACATTGAAGGAGGATGCAAATGGAGCACTCCTCCAGTTCCTGGCAGCACTGCGCTCCAAGGGTGGTTTTGCACAACTCGCACCAATGTTCGAGGAGATGAAGATGGATGGATCGAGAGCAACAGGTGTCCTCACTGTCCTCGCAGACAAACTTGATGACATCAAGGTCGCTCAGGATCTTGCTACTAAATCATACGCTGAGGGAACATCTGTCATCAACGAGTTCAATACTCAGAATGAGAGCGTCCAGGCGCAGCTTGACAAGGCAAAAAAGAAGTTCCTGGATCTCGCGATAGAGTTGGGGCAGAAACTCTATCCGGCAGCACGTCTTTGTATCTCATCAGCGAGCATAACCGTGCATGTTCTTTCATCCATCATTGATTTTGTTATCAAATATCGCACTACGATAATAGCTCTTACTGCAACCATCATTGCATTGACTGTTGCAGAGACAGCACACATTGTGAAACTCAAAGCGATAGCGCTGTGGCAGAATGTTGTAGTTACAGGTGCAAAGAAATTGTGGGCGATACTTGCAGCACATCCTTATCTTGCTGTTGCTGCAGCTGTCACGACTTTGGTTGCAGTCATCGTCGATTTAAGTCGCAAGACAGACACTGCGGCCAAAGCGCAGGAAGCGCTCAATGACATTCATCAAGAAGCGCAGAAAGAGATAGTCGAGGAGCAACTGAAACTCGAAAATCTGAGACAAGCTGCCATGAACGAGACTAATTCACTCAAAGACAGATATGCTGCAATCGCAGAGCTGAACAGAATAGTTCCTAACTATAATGCCAGTATAGACAAGACCACAGGCAAATATAAGGAAAACAAGAGAGCGCTGGATGATTACATTAAATCTCTTGTGCATCTTTACGAGGTGCAGGGCGCAAAAAAGAAGATTCAGCAGTTGTCTGAAGAGAAGGCTGACCTGACGATAAAGCAGAAGCAAGCACGGGAAAACTATGAGAAGGCCAAAAATGCAGGTCCTGGATATACTTATACAACGTCATGGGGCGCAACAGGTAACACAACGCAGGATGCAACAGATAAATTCCGTAGATATCTGCAGAAACTTAATGACGAAATTAAGGAGAGGGACAGTATAATTGCTGTAATTACTGGAGTATATGGCAAGGATATGCAGGGTGCAGAAGTCAAAAAGGCGAAAGAGAACATCAACACAAATGGCGGTGGCGGTAGCACAAGCACTGAATCGGAGAAGGAGCGCAAGGCTCGTGAGAAAGCGGAGAAGAAAGCTGCAGCTGAAGCTCGCAAGCGTGAGGCTGAAGCCAAGCGCAAGCAGAAGCAAGCAGCCGACAGCATCAAAGCTGAGACCAACCAACTGATGGCTGACAATGCCAAAGCTTATGCAGAGGGCAAGAAAACATATCAGCAGTACATCGATGATCGGGAGAAAATCACTATTGCTGGAATTGACAAGTTGAAAGCACTCTATGGTGAGGACAGCAATGAATATCGCCAGCTGCTTGATGACAGAGTCAATGCTGCTAAAAAGCATGACGAGGATATCATCAAAATGCGTGAGAAAGATATAGAACGTGAGCGGTTGGTTCGCGAGGCAAATATCAAAGCACAGTATAATGATGCCAACTCCGCTATCTATCAGAATGACGTCGCCCTTGATGAAGCTCTCTATCAGAATGAAGTCGAAGCAATGCAGAGACGCCTGTCCCTTTACAATGAGGGCAGTGAGGAATGGCTTGACCTCAAGGCAGAGATGGAGCAGTCATCTCTTGACCACCAGCTGCAGATGCAGGAGGCATACCAGAACCAGCTGAAGGAGTTGCGTCAGCAGTTCGGCAAGCAGGATGTTCAGGCACAGGAAACCATGTACCTCAATGGCCTTGACAATCTCTACAAGCAGGGATTGATCAAGGAGGAGGAGTATCAGCAGATGAAGTTGGAGATAACCAAGCAGTTCGCTGCCCAGAGAGCGCAGATCGAGGCTGAGGATCATGGAGCAGGCTCTACGCAAGCCAAGATTAACTCCAAGACTTCCGAGATGGTCAATAGTGCCAAGGCTGCTGCCGGGGATGCACAATCAACAAATGGCAGTTTCGGTGGATATTTCGTCTCACAGGTGCAGAACTACCAGAACACCATGGAGAAGTTGAAGGAACTCTATGGCTCCGATGAGCAGAACCATGCTGCATACATGCAGGCTAAGGCGCAGGTTACGTCTGACTTCCTAAATGATATGGTGCAGAAAACGCGGGTAGCATATGATGGCATCAACAGTATATTGTCAGCCGCATCAGCTTATTCGCAGGCATGCTCTGATTTGGAGCAGGCGAAAATCTCAAAAAACTATGAGAAGCAGATTGCTGCAGCTGGCAACAACTCCAAAAAGAAGAAAAGGCTGGAGGAAAAACGTGACAAGGAGTTGGCTGCTGCCAAATCTAAAGCCAACAAGAGAGCGATGAAAATTGAGATAGCTCAGGCTATCGCCTCCACAGCCATGGCTGCCATCAACGCATATTCATCTGCTGCACAAGTTCCTTTTATCGGTTGGACTCTGGCACCTATTGCTGCCGGTATGGCCACAGCTGCAGGTCTGCTGCAGATAGCTGCTATCAGAAAACAACATCAGGCAGAAGCGGCAGGTTACTACTCGGGCGGTTATACTGGAGGCAATCGCTATCGTAGAGAAGCTGGTGTTGTCCACGAAGGAGAGTTCGTTGCCAACCATCAGGCTGTCAACAACTCATCCATTCGTCCTGCTTTCGACCTCATCGACAGAGCGCAGCGCTCCAACACGGTCGGCTCACTGACCGCTGATGATATCAGCAGAGCTCTCGGTTCTGGTGGTGGTTCTGCTGTCGTCACTCCTATTGTCAACGTCAGCAATGACAACAGTGAGGTCAGGGAGTCCCTCGATGGGGTGAACAACGCCATCAGTATTCTCAATCAGACTCTTGATGACGGATTGGAGATAGTTATGCCTATCGCTGGCCGTAGCGGACTGCACAGAAAACTGAAAGATTATGAACGATTATTAGACAACAAGTAGTATGATAACATGCATTATCAATGGGCATAAAGCCTATCCAATATCTACATCATCCATCAAGGTGACATACGCCAACCAGTATGTCACCGATGATGGAGAATACACCTATGACATCACATTTCCGATGAATATCTTATCTAATAGAGAGATATTCAAGAATGTGTCAAGGTTCGAGGTCAAGAAGAAACTCGCTAAATATGATGACTGCAAGCTATACTGCAATGGCTTGCTCATCATGAGTGGAGTGGGCACTGTTCTGTCTGTCAATCAGAAAGAAGTGAAGCTGCAGTTGCTCGGTGGTAAATCAAGGGTGAAGTATAATTCCAAATTCGACAAAAAGTTTATTGATGAGATGGATTTGGGCAGAGCACTGCATGGTAGCATGGGAGACCAGCTCGAGACGGTCAATGCAGAAGAGATTATGGGTCTGATGGCAAAGGTCAAAACATTTAATTTCTACGCAACATACAATCCATCTTATATGATAGGAATTCCTGGTATGTATGTTTACACACCTATTCGAGATGAGACAAATGATATGACAGCGAATATGACACTGGGCAAGAATAGAAAGAGATATATCACCAACTTGGCTGTCCAACCTAATTTCATTCATATATTGCACAATATTCTCAATATATGTGGATATAAGGTTGTTCGTGATGATTTCAATCAGGCGCCATGGGATGGTCTATACATCGCTTCTGCATATAAGTCGGATGAGTTTCGTCATGCGTTGCCACATTGGACAGCATATACTTTTTTGGAAGAGTTCCGCAAATTATTCAATGCGAGAATTTATTTCAACGAAGCTGAGCGCACGGTGAGCATCTTGAGAAGCTCAGAACTGCTCAATGCAGAGACTGTTGAAATGGTAGCATTGGATGAGTTCAGTGTAGATTATGATGAGGATGGCTCGCTCAACACGATTGACACTTCTAATGTTGAGTTCAACTTAGGTGAGTCTGAAGAGAGGGATAATTATGAGGTGATACCACAGAAAGTGCTGGCATACTTTGATATATATACATATCAAGGCATGACACCTGAACTTGATTCAACTATCAACGGATGGGATGTGAAAAAGAAAAGAACAACCATTGTCAAGAGGGTGTTTTCTTCCGGCAGTCTGCAGGCATATTATATATGGAAGGCTGATGAGGAAGATGATTCCAAGGGTAGCTGGGTTGAGTGTGGTGAGTTTTCACCGCTCATTCGCAATACAGACAGTGACGACAGCATCACACTCAATATTGCTCCTGCAGCAATTGCTGTGAAAGACCAGGATTTCACAACTTACAGCAATTGGCTTCAATTGTCGGGTCATAATAAGGATGTGAGACCTCGCTATATGCTGTCTGTCGTCAACACTAAAGAAGCAGAGAGCCTTGAGTCGACAAAAGATGATGACGGTTACGCTTATGTGACTGTTGAGGATGCCATTGAAGATGATTCAAATATGGATAATGAGGAGAATGACAAAGAAAGCATGCAGATATATTTCCTTCTTGACAAAATGCAGGATGCGACATATCCGCTGCCATCGGGTATTCCTACGACATTACCACAATCCTGTTTATATGACAATGCCATGGATCATTTCATGGCTTGGCCAGTTCCTGTGACAGACGATGTGCATCTGAAGAAGGTTTTTGGCATAACTAAAGGTTGGAGTCTGAGCCTGGTGCAGAGAACTGACTATAGTTTGAATGAATTTCATGTGAAATCTGTGATAGATAATAAAGACTGTATGGAAATCAAATTCAGATCATCGAAGATACCAGACCCTTCAAAGATTTATATTTTTCATGGCAAACGTTTCGTTTGCGCTAAAATTGAAGTTGAAATCAAAGATGATGGCATCGAGCCAATAATGACAGGTAGCTTTTACATGATATCTTAATGGATAGAGGCGACAGATTAATACTGCCGCCTCTTTTCCTTATAGCACTCCTCTGTAGTTCAAGATGAGTTCATTCGCAGACTGGATGTCCTTCGGAGTATAGATGTCTGTGATGAGGATTGATGAGTGTCGTGCCTGGTCTCTGACCGACAATACATCCGTGTTTGCCCTAAGCATATTGGTTATACCAGTGTCTTTCAGACTGTAGAATTTATAACGCATCGAGAACCCGAGATCCCTGCGCAGTATGCGGTGCCAGTAATCACGAAATATCTTTTCGCTCTTATGCTCCTCTCCAGGACAGAAGTCTGCAGAAAAGAGATAATAATTGCTTGGATATGAGAATATATTCAGGTCCAGCATCAACTTGATAACATGAGCAGGTAGAGTGATAGTGGCATCATTCCTGTTCTTTGTGTGCTCACCATGTAGAGTGAGTGTCTTTGATTTGAGATGGAAATCTCCTATTTTCAGATAAGAAAGTTCGCGGGGGCGAACAAAAAGATAGTGCAATATCTCACAGGCCAGAAGAAAATGTTTGTTGTTTGTCATAAGATACTCACGTATCTCCAGCATCACGTCGTCAGGTATCACATCGCGTTCTTTCTTCAGGCGATTCTTGATACGTCCGAGGCCGTCCGTTGGGTTCATGCTGATATAGCCACGTTCAAAAAGATACTTTGAGAAGGTCTTGAGCCACGTCAGATAATTGTTTCTGGTCAGAACACTATTGTTTCTTTCTACGAAAACATAATCAAGGAACTTACTCACATTGTTTCGGTCCCATTGATAGCTGTAGGTGATGTTGATGTGCTTGACCTTAATCCATGTCTCAAGTACATTCACCTTACTGGTGTAGTCATGCAGACTCTCCTCACGAAGGTTGTGCTCATTATAGAGCTTTGTCAAATACTCTCTGTATTTGAGCAACACATCTTCCCATCGTGTGTATTCGAGAGGTTGGCTTGCCTCTATCCAGGGGTTCCAACCATCCATGAGCTTCTCTGTGAGACGCTTCATGAGTGCATCAGCATATTCACGCTGTTTGCGCTTGCCCTTTATCTTGTCAAGCATGATTCTCTTTCTTCGCAGTCGGCCAAAGCTTGGGTCAAAAGCTAAGAAACTAACATAACACTCAGATTTCTGATGGAAGACTGGAGGTCTCCAGCCAACGATGCTGCTTAAAACAGCTTCGTTTGATTGTAAGGAATAATTTTTTTTAACCATATCTTTAATTTTTATTGCAGACATGGTGTATTGAATGAATTAAACCGACTTTTTGCCAATTTCAAATCTCTTGGCCATAAGGAGTGTGGAGATTTTGATTGTTTTAGCTATTTTTACTCTGTCCCGAATTTTACCGACGAAAATACCTTCGACATAGGGTAAAATTCTGATAGACAGAATAATAAGCTAAAAATAGTCGGGATTACTGGACTCGAACCAGCGACCTCGCGCCCCCCAGACGTGTGCGCTACCAACTGCGCCAAATCCCGATTTCTTATGCTCTATTGAACATTTGCGGTTGCAAAGGTATGATATTATTTTGAAATGAACAAATATTTAATCGTTTTTTGCAGTTTTTTCGCATACTTCTTTGCTTTTTTAGCGATTCTTGATGGACATTCTGCTCTTTTACCTTATTATATTAGGTTAAGGAGTTAAGAAGTTAAGACAAGTGCTTTATTGCTGGGTATGCTGTTCACTGCTTAATGTTCATCGCTTCATGTTCAATGTTCTGTATTTAGCGTTAAGGAATGCACCATAGAAAAGACTTTCCTTGCCTCA